TGGGAAGAACATACACTGTTTCGGTAGAGCCGCTCGGGCAATGGACCTGAGTTGCTCCCCAGACTCTGGGTCGCGCAGAACGTGGTACAGGTTAAAGTCTGCCCAGGCGTAATGTGTGGAGTCGTGGAGTCCCGACTCAATGGCTCGCTTCACGAGTTCAACCTTCGCATTCATGAGAATGAGGAAGTTGCGAGTATCGTGCTGAACAGACCGCGTGTCCGGTAGACCTTCCGGTGAGATGGAATGCATGTACAAGTTCGTCAGCGAGATCGATTCCACGACACCGTTGCGAACGTGTACCCTGTCGCGATACTCTGGGCTAACAAACACGTGGAGACGGATGCCAGTTGCCTCCAACTGCTTGAAGTGTGCAAACCGCGAGTCGTCTGTTCGATCAAGTGAACGGACTTCGTGAAGGTTCAGAAACGCGGTAACAAACGTCACCATTATCATTGTTCAACTGAATTCTGAAAGCAATACGTACGTGACTTTGACGTTCTCTTCCTATTCATACAATGTTGACGCTTACGGTCGAGCTTGCAGGGGGGTTGGGAAACCAGTTGTTTCAGCTGGCTGGGCTGATTCATATTTCGCGAAGGACGAAGAGGATTCCGTACATCCAAACGGTGGTAAATCCATCCGTGCACACGCACGTGAACTACTTTGACACGATCTTCTCGAAGTTCCGTATCATGGTCTCTTCGCGAAGACCCGAATGGGCAGTCACGGAGACGAGGTTATCCTACTCAGGATGGGCATCTCGCTTTGAAAACTATAGAAATCCTACTATGCTAGGATACTTCCAGGACTGGCGATACGTCGACGCGGATTTCTCATCGTGGCTCACGTTCACAGACAAGACTGCGAGGTATCCCGGTTTGAAAGAGGGTGTGTTCCTCCATATTCGCGGCGGTGATTACATAGGACACCTCTTACACGACGTTGGTTTGGATATGTACTACGAACGTGCGATTGAACTGTTTCCCGGAAAGCACTTTTTCCTGATAACAAACGACTTGGACTACGCGCAATCTAAGCCGTTTCTGCGCAACATTGCCTATACAGTCGTGCAGGAGAACGAACTCGATACGCTGTACATCATGAGTCAATGCGGCGGAGGAATCTGTGCGAACTCAACCTTTTCATGGTGGGGTGCGTACTTGAATCCGAACCGAAAAATCATCATGCCAGATGTATGGTATAACGACCCTGACATGTCTACGGTTGGCTACTATTTTCCAGGTGTCATCAAATGTCCAGTGTTACCACCTTCGGTGGAGGTGGCAGAGGCATCGTTCCCGCTGCGCGATGAGTCAGAACCTCATCCCACGTAGTGCGCAACGCTGCGATGTGGTCGGGAAGCCAGTTCGGGTCCTTGGGGAGGAACGCCTTCTTGACGGACACTAGACGCCAGAAGACGAACTGTGCATCGCCCTTGGTGCTCTGCCACTCATTGAGAGGCTGTCCTGACATGTACTCGACTGTCTGATCGTCAAACACTGCGATAACTCCCTTTGGCTCGGGAGACCGAAGCCACTCGGAGGAGAAGATCTGCTTGAAGCGAAACTCTGCGTACTCACACTCGTCGATGCCCGTACACTCCATTTGCATCTGCATTTGGTGTACGTAGTCATCTGGTATTCCATTGGACTCCGGTCGCGAGATTGGACACTTGAACTCGACGAGACGACCTCGTCGGCGCACGTCATTCGGATCGTCTGGAAAGACGATACCATCCGGTGATGCGCCTAGAAAGGAGTGAACGGGATGCGTGACACAGGACACATCTACGATGTGGCATCCGGTCTCCTTCTCGTACATCGCCTTGGCAATCGGCTCAAACCGCGTACCCCAGATGAGGGCTGGAATGGGGGGTCCTGTTTGAGGCTGAGGCGGTACGAGCTTGCGGACGATAAGAGACCGTCGAGCCTCGCCACCCGCAAAGACACCTGACACCTCGGAGGCTGTAATCATCGTTCCACGTTTGGCATGCCACTGACTCGACCGCTGGTCGTTCATGCCGTAGTCGCGAATTGTTCGCCGCACGCATCGGTCACGCAACCACATGTGTCCAAGTGGACCCTTCATCGCAACTTCAAATGCAGCGAGTACATACCGACGAGAGCGCGTGTAGCTCAGAGAAGGGATAAGGAGTGTCAGCAAGAGGGCGAGTGGTTTGAGGCGGTTCTTGGCATGTGTGTACGGTGGATCTCGAAGCCATTCGGTTACAACGGCGTCCATGCGTTTATGTATGCGTCACGCCGGAAAACTCATTTTCAGTACTTGAACACAGAGTGGGTATGGAGACAATTCAGAGTAAGGAGCAGTGGGTACTGCACCGTCTCGAAAAGTTCTACGCTGACTCAACTACCTTCAACCGCGTCGAGGAGATTCTCGCGGGGAAGTCCCGTCTGAGTCTGCGGCTGCTCGACTGGTTTGTGACCAATTATGCGAAGAAATACAACGTGTCCTTCATGACGTCGACGAACCGTCACGTGATCGTGTATCTGGTGTACAAGTCACACTTGAAGGCATATAACAAAAAGATGTTCGACCCCTTCTGTCGTTGGAAGCGTATCCAGTTCAAGGGCATGGACACCACCGTAGGACAACTGAACTTCTTCGAGTGGGCAATTCAGGATGAGGTGCTTGATTACCTGGACATGCACTACGACGAGGTCCATGGGGACATGGAAGCCTGTTCGCAGGTGATTCAATCGACAGATGGCGAGCGTCGCAAGCGCCACGAGCTCAGTCGGTCCGCCACCAAGTCCGTTTGTGTCCACGATGTGCCCGTCAAGATTACCTTCGATTAGAGGTAATGGACTCGCAGGCAGAGGAGGACAAACCGTTCGTCGAAGTGCCGAAGGAGATTGTCTCTCCTATTTCTGAAGGAGAGCTAGATGCACTTGCGGCAGATAGCCAAACATTGGCGGTCGGACCGGCTCCGCCAATTACAGGGGTGAAGCGATCTCGCAAATTCCTCACCCGGAACCGGATTCCCTTCACATCGGAAAAATTTAACCTGGTACACTATGCGGGAACGGTACTCGGTTCTTCGCGATTATACGTTCGGTACATCTTCAGGTGTGAGTTCGTCAGCACTGACGGCAGCAAACTCGCAACGGACTTCAAAGATGAATGGCAGGGTGCAAACGTCGGGTATCAAGAAAAATTGCACGAAATACCCGGTCCTGCATTTGGACTTATACGGTTAGTGTGGCCTTCCTCAGAAGGGCAAGTGCATCACATCATACCTTACCTCGTGAACGGACCACCTGAAGGTAAGACCATCTGGTTTCTCGAACAGTACGATACGACCTTCTGGTGGCTGTTCAACGAAAGGGTCAGGAAATGGCACGAAGTTGTTGGGGAAGCAATGATAGGGAAAGGGCACAACTATATCCGAGCATACATTCCTGCTGCCAGTGCCATCTCGGGAGGAAAACATATAACGTACGCATCGGGGGTGGCGAAAGGTCTTCAGGGATATGATATGGACCTTCAAAAGAGCAATACAGGGGAAAGTGCAGAAACGTGTGTACCATGGTCAATGGTTATTCTGAAGTACATTATGGATCCGACAACGATCGGAGTGAAGGAACCTCAGTTAGCCTTAGAAACTGTGAAACAAGAAGACTTCAACAAAATGTACCGAATTCTAAATGACAAACGAGATGATATCTTGATGTGGGTACAGGGAACGATAGCGGGAGGTAAACGCCGCACGCATCGCCGCCGGCGTCAAACTCGCCGCAAAACCAAACGCTCTCGTAAGTAATGTTCTCGCGCATCGACCCAACGGTTCTCTACCCGGTCAGTCCCGATATCACTGAACACGATATTAACATTGTCTCCGACCTCTGGACGATGGCGGGTCGTCAAGTGTACCGCGGCGCGCGGGATTCGACGTATACTCATGCAAACGTCTACTGGCTCTATGACCCAGACGACCTCGATCGAGTTGGGTTGGCTGAGCATCGATTGGAGGCGCTGGGGGATGTGGAACTGCTGTGGTATCGCGACAATCCCTTCGGAACACTCCTCCAAGAGGATGGATGGACAGAAGGTGACAGTGTGTGGTCTAAGATTCCGGCTCACGTGTATGAGCGGTATCTCGCAGAGGGGTGGACGGGACCCGCTGCGTTTCTTGAACGCTGTCTCCACGGACAGATGCGCGTTGTGACCACACACCATCTCATTCAACGTCCATCCATGTACATCTGCGAGGCGTGTTGTGTGCGCTCGCTCAGTCCAATCCCGTGTTCAGACAAGGGTGTTCCACTTGACTACCCTTCAATGGAAAAGTTGTTTTGTATTGATGATAGGATGGTTGTTCACATCCCCCCCGCAGGGTCTTCTATCTGGTCACGGCTTGGGTTCACATCACCGCCGCCGCCGCGCGACGAACCTTCTTCGGAGCCGCAGGAGGCTGACTCTGCTGAGGAGCAGCCGGAGGCGTCGGAGAGCGATGCTCCTCATCCTCAGCCATCGGAAGCTCCATAGACTCCGGCTTGTCCTCGTTCTCCTCAATCGGCTCATCGGGCTCCTTGATGTCAGCGAATGCGCTCTTAGCTCCCATCCGCTGAGGAGGGAAGACCTTCGCGAGAACGACACGCCACGTCACACCGCAGCCCGTGCCCGTGACATAGATGCTCGGCGCGAGCACCATACGACCCTCGAAGCGCTTGGCAAACACCTGCTCGAGATTGTCAGGCGTGAGCTCAATCGTGTTATTGTTCGCATCCACCGCGTCCATCCCGACCTGACCATCCCAGATCGAGATCTTCATGCGGAGCGAAGGCGGGTACTTGCCGTTCGGCACCCACTCGCCGTTGACCTTCTCCACGCTAGGAGTCAGAATCGGCTTGCACGTGTCGCGGATAACCGCCTCCGTGCGAGCCTTGCCAAACCAACGACCGCTATTCGCAGTCGCAGCCTGGACGACCTTCTCCTGCATGTCGAGGAGGAAGTTGTAGAACTGACCAATCTCCGAGCCATCCGTGTTGCGCTCCTTCGCATACGAATCGCAGCCCTTCAGCGAAGCCAGGAGAGAGTAGTTGCGCTGACCCGTCTTCTCGTCCTCACGGACGACGACGCCAGCTGGGTAGTAGATTCGGGGGATACGAACCTGCATGAACTGCCCGTTGTACTTGATGGGAACGGTCTTGCCGCCAGCCTTGTTCGGGCGAATCTCGCCGATGACGACGCGGGTGATGTCCAGGTTCTCGGAAGGGATGATTGCAGAGGTAGCCATTTGAGTCGTGTTGTAGTCTCCAACTGCCTGTCGGACGCGGCATTCGTTTTTCGCGCACGTTTCCAGTTTTCAAGGCTCTATACAAACTAGTTAATGCCCCGTTGTGCGGCGGTGAAGAACTTGCGGTCTAGCGACCAGTGTGGTGCAGATGCGCTCAACGGACATGCATTGTGTGGGCGGCATATCCGGGCTGCGAACCCTCGTATCTGGGTCGATGTCTTCGCAGAGAAAGTCCGACGGTTTGTGAAAGTACAAGCCTTGTATCGAGGGTGGCGGATCCGCCACCTGTTAGCTGTAGCCGGACCAGGTGTGTTGCGGAGGGCTGACTGCGTGAATGATGATGACCTTGTCACGTGTGAAACGAAACAGCGTCAGCATCCGTTTGATTACTTTGGAATTGTCGAGGACGGAAAGATCTGGTGGTTCGACTTCGGGACCATCTGGGAATGGTGCATTCGAACGGTGACCCCATTGAACCCATACACGCGAACACCTATCGCACACACAGACCTAGCACGACTTCGATGGTTTCATCTGTACCGACGACGTCATCGATTATCGGTCCCACCTCCCTCCCGCGATTTGTCCGTGAACATCGAGAGGAGATGGACAGTCCTTGCGCAGGTGTTCAGGAGCTACGGGTTTGAGGACATCCATCCCGAGCAGTTCGCGAATCTGAACCATCACAACCTGCGCGACATGTTCAGGTTTTTGTCAGAAGACATTGAAGCCATGCGGATCCCCAACCATCGCATCATCACGCTCTGTATGAAGGGTATGCTCATTCCATCCGTATCCAATTCGTCGTACATGATCAGTGCACTTAACCTCATGACAATCGCAGTGACGGATACGCGGTCATACGATGTCATCTTCCTCGTCTTGTCAGCCTTGCACCGGTGTTAGACCCATGGGCATTTTAGATGGGCACTAAGTAGAATGGAACATCTACAAACTATGCACGATTCTGTTCAAACATCAGTAAGCATAAAGCTATTTTCATCATCGAACGTATCTTCGTATTATCATATTTTCAAGAGCAAGTTGGTTTGGTTCCCACTATCAAGATGTAGAGAACTACATAATTTTGATCCAGTCCGTCTTTCAGAAGATCCTTATCCTGAAGAAGATCGTCCCAGAGGGCAAAACGATTTGGAGTCAGTTTTACACCATAGACGAATCATACGCCAACATGGTCATACAGAACCGATATGGATAGCATGCAAAAAGGGAGACTATACGTTACTGGACGGGGCTCATCGTATTGTTTCTACACACTTAGAAAACAAACGAACTATACCGACGTATATAATTGATATCGATGAATAACGCGCCCATTTGAAATGCCCGCTGGTCTAAAACGGATTTGTGAGCCCCTCGGTGTAGACGAGAGCACCATGAACATCTTCTTTCTATCCCTCGACCCCACCGAAGCAGCTCGCCTTCACTGCGATAAACACGTGGTGAAGATGATCTTGGAGACAGCGCAACTTCTGTACACGGCTCATTGGGTCTATGAGTCACCGCTCCCCGACGGAGCCTATCGCAAGACACATCCTAACCATCCTTCCGCCCGCTGGGTTCGTGAGTCATTGGCGAATTACACCTGGCTCTGCCGGCTTGGGCTGGCTCTGTGTGCCGAGTATTCGTTTCGGTACGGCAAGGTCCATACTACGCAGCGTCACATCGAGTGGCTTACCGCGAATTCCCCTATCCCCCTCGTCGACGTCGGTTGGACATTGCCCCGACTGGCTATGCCCGAGGAGTTTCATGACAAGGACCCCGTACGTGCCTATCGAACGTACTATGTTGGAGCCAAGTCGCGTTTGTTGTCATACAAAAAACGTCCCGTGCCCGATTTCTTGGCAGAAGCGGTTTACATGACCGCCGGTGGTAAGAGTATACCAGTGCGTTAGAAATGTCCTCTTCTTCTACTCCCTCTAAGGCAAACAAGATGCCTGCTAAGAAGTCCGATGTCGTCGCGAAGTCTGCTGCTGCCCCCGTTGCCGTTGCCGTCGCCGCGCCGGCTGCCCCCAAGGTCGTCAAGGCGAAGGCTGCCAAGCCGGCGGCTCCGTCCAAGGCGGCTGTGACCGTACCGACGGTCGATGCTCCCTCTGCCCCGGCTGTCGTTGAGTCGACGGAGGGCTCGGATGCCATCCTCGCCGGGCTCGCTGAGAAGCTGAAGGCGCTCAGCACGGAGCTGACGGCGCGTGTCCGCGAGGCGACGAAGAGTGTGGCGGATGCGATCAAGGCGACCAAGCGTGAGGCGCGCGAGATCAAGAAGAAGAAGAAGAAGAACCCGGAGGACATGACCCCGGAGGAGCGCAAGACGTGGGAGGCTCGCCGCGCGAACAACGCCTTCCTGGTCCAGCGCCCGCTGACGGATGAGCTGTGCCACTTCATGGGTCTCAAGTCGGGTGAGAAGCGCTCGCAGACGGAGGTCACGAAGTTCATCTCGGGCTACGTCAAGCAGCACAACTGCTTCGACCCGAACTTCAAGCGCCGCATCCTGCCGAACTCGGCGCTCGCCAAGCTCCTCCGTGTGTCGGACAAGGATGAGGTCACGTACCTGAACCTGCAGTCCTTCCTGAAGGTCCACTTCGTCAAGACTGCCCCGAAGGCTTAAATGGCGGTCGTGATCAACTCGTGCGGCATCTCCATGTACAGCACGGTACTGAAAAACGGCGACATCCGGTCGTCAAGAATCAATGCGCGCTGTTTTTCATTTTCCACTAGGGTCCTCGTCATACGACGCAGTACCTGAGTGCGGTCGACAGACGAATCGACCTTAATCTTACACTTACCCGCTTTCCACCCACACAAGGATGACGTATTGCATGCGTCCTTTTGTTGGAACTGACCACATGGCGTTCTCACTTTGTTCACGAAAGCGCGCGGTCCCTGCGTGGCATCCCAATGGGATTCGCGTTTGAGCCACGTGTCGAGCTGTTTGTAGAGAGTCGAAGACGTCTCAACAACGCCCTTGCGAAGAGATGCGTACTCTTCCGTCTGGATGTCCTTTGACAGCGAAAACATGAGGAAATCAAAGACCTCGGCTGAGTAGGAGATCGCGTCGGCTGTGCGCTGGTCCTCAGCATTCGCAACGGCATTCGTCAGCTGTGCTTCGGAGTGACGAGCCAGTGTAGCTAAGACTTCCTTCGCATCCCCTGGCGCCGAAGGCTCTGGACGGAACGGGGCGCGGAACTCGGATACGAGACGCGACTCAACAAGGTTTCCATGCATGTCATGTAGGTCCTCAACCCACTTGAATCCCGGATGTGTCGTACCGTCGAGAAACGTCCTGAGCTGTTGCCGACTCGGCAATTCTTCCGGCTTGATGTCCGAGTACCCGCTGCGTGTGTGTACACCGGGAAGGGATTCGTACGACGCAGGCTGAACCGGAAGGATAACAGTCCCCGGAACGAAGACTGCTTGGGCTCGTTCGAATGGGTCCAGAATGATCTGAAACTCCTGCGTCTTCCCACGGAGTTCGTTCATCGCATCCGCAAACCGAGGACGGTCCGTTGCGCAGGAGCGAGTGTGTAACGTCGTAATCATAGACAGCATCGGCTTCGGAAACACTGGGTCACGGATATTCACGGTGATCGTGTACTTGGCTAGACCTTTGAGTTTTTCCGTCGTTCGCGCTACATGTCCAAGGATGTCCTGATCGAACAGCACAATGGTCTTTTCCGTTGGACTGACACGGTCATTCCAGAATCCGCAGGAGATGGCTCGTGTGGCGGTGTCAATGCGAATGACCCTACATCCCAGAATGGACGTGACGTATTCCAGTTCATCCATCATGCTCATACGTCCCTCGACATACGCTGTATTCACGCCAGCCACAATACGGTCGAGCTGCGACTCGCCTTCGCCCATATCCGTCCACGTGCGTACGAACGAACAGAGCAGCACACTGTTGCGCGCATCCTTCGGCTCAGGAATCGCATGTCCCGGGATAAAGAGGGGAAGTGTCTTGGATGGACGTCCGATGCCAATGCGAAAGAAGTCTGATTTACCGGCTTCGAGGCGATTCTTCTTGATGGAGTCATCGTACTTCACCGGGATTTTCAGGGAGGCAGCCAGCGGTTGCGGAAGGAACCCGAACCGTGTCGCAGGCGTCTTGGCTGAACTGAGGATGTACGAATCGTCCGTCTTGTCCTTCGGAGCCAGGACGCGCTGGAATGGCTTTTCCACCTTGTAGCAGCACGGAATCTCCTTGTCTTTCAGTGCTCGTATGTAGTTTGGAAACACAGCCGTTTGGTCACGCTTGATGACGGTGAACTCGGACAGCGGTTCTTCGCCCTTCCCCGTGAGGACCTTGCCTTTGCATACGGGACAGACTCCATCTACCAACTGGTCTTCGCGTAACGGAAGCTCATCCTTGATACACCAGTACTGAGGACACACGGCGATTCCCTGTGGGTTGTCGAGTTCGAGAAGATGTACATTGTAGTCTGGGTCATTCACCGCCGTCTGCTTTGCTGTCGCAGGGTAATTGCGCGGATTATAGTCGGCGGGAATACGGGCTTCGTCTTCGGGAGTCAATACGACCACCTGCTTGTTCTTATCGCACTTGCTGGGGTAGAGTGCAGGGTCGAATGTCTCTGAGTCGAACTGCTGCAACCGCTTGTTGAAGTAATTGTACGTTGACTTCTTCTCGACGACACGGACCTTCTTCTTACCCGTCGGTGCTTCGGCTGCTTCGGGCTCGACTTCAGCCGGAGGCGCAGCCGCTGCGTTTGTCAACCCCAAGTCTGCGAACAGATCGTCGTCAACTTCAAAATCACCCACATGAACCTGAACCGGCTGAGCGGCGGCGGCGGAGGCTTCGACGGCTTCGACACGTTTGGGACATACCGCATTGACAGCTGCGTCGTCGGATGTGAGTACGTGGCGGAGGATACTCGCGTACTTCAATGCGCGCTCAGGGTGTGTCACAGCTGTCATGATCACCTCCTTGTTCGAAAAGCGAAGAGTGGGAAACCCCTTCAAGACCCGTTCAAGGTCAAGGTCATCGCCGAGATTGACAAACTTTGTGAACAGCACATCGGCATCTTCTGGTGTCATTCCGATTTCAGTCAGAGTGGCTGCGGATGGGTTCTCTGCATCTTGCAGTGCTTGAAAGGCTTGAACTTCGAGGGATGTGAAGGTCTCGGCTAACCGATCCGCGCGCACGAGACGGAAGGTCTCGTCCTGGTAGCTGAAAATACCTTGAAGGCATTGGAACCTGCGCATATCGAACTCCGTCACCTCCTTCGCATACGTTCCCATAATCGACAAGTCTTGTAGCTCCCAGCGAGCGATGGAGATATCGTCCAACTCAACGAACGGTACAAGCGCATCCATCGTATGGATCCAGTCAAACAGACTCATCCGAATCTCATCCAACGTCTGCTTCGAGTCCTTACCACGCACGGCAGTACACTGTATATCGCGCGGTGTGATGGCGATGCGGTCGAAGGATGTCCGCGAAGTTCCGCGGTAGAACAACAGGGTCGGTAGACGGCGTTGAGGGACTGTGGTGGATGTCCATGCTTTCCACACGGCTACGTCAAGCGAGGGAACTTTGTTGTCCGGATCAACGACATAGAACTTGTGGCGTGTCAGTTCCTGCTTGGACGTGAAGAACCCAACATACGGCGTCTTCTTGGAGAGTGTCAGACCGTAGAAGACCTGCTCAAACCGAGCGCGCGGTGCGGTGAAGGTTGTTTCGACAAGGGGAATGTACCACTTCGAACGCAGGATTGCGGGGTGTTTGGGCTCAGGGGCGTCCAGAGTCATGAGTCTTCCAAGCAGATCCGCAGAGGACCTCAGCGAACGGACAGCCGAATCTGTAAGGCGGCTGGGCGTGTCGTCTTTGAAGTACGGAAAGTAGACTCGCCGAACCTGCTGCGATGTGTCGGCGGTCACCTCCGTTGCCCTGAACTCGGATACGTCCGCATAGACTGTGTCGAAGAGGAGTTGAGTGTTCGCAATCGGGATTCGAGTCGAGGGGAGACTCGGGAGTTCGCGCGGAGGTAGTGGCAGGGCAAAGGACTTTTCGCCCGGCATGCCAAACACTCGCCACTCGTGGAATCCCGCACCGGGCGCGTAGAGGTCATGGAGGGCTTCCGGTTTGGAGTTCCAGTCTTCGCGTGACCACGTAGACTCCTTGACGTCTGTACCGGTTCGCAGCTGTTCAAGGTACGACTTGAAGAGCGCAAGATCGATGCGAACACCGTCCAGTGACAAACGTAGAAAAAGCCCATCCCACTTTCGAGGGTCAAAGTACTCGTCCTCGGGGAGCTGAACGTTCGCTTCAATGAACAGGCGATCGGGGTGAACGTTTACAGCGACGGCGATATGTTGACGCGTAGTTTCCAGTGTATCGTCCTCAAAGAACGTTACACTCGATCCTGTTCCTGCGACGGGGACAGTCTTCATTATGTTTGTGTTAGGTTTTATGGCTACAATGGCGTCGCAGAGATTGTCATACCACAATACGGGGTCGGTGTGTGCGAATAGTTGACAGGCGTGTAGATACCGATCTTGACAGCATCGTGGAGGATACGCTTGAAGTTCTCCCAGAACTCGGGTGTATGTCCGATGGTTTCTGTCATCAAGTGCGCCATTTCGTGAAGCATCACGAACATGACCGTATTGATGTCAATTAACGGGTACTCGGGAGGTTTCGTCTTGTCGCGCAGACAAACGACGATCCGTTGCCCCTTGTTCTCGGAATAAGACGTGTCCGAAGAACTCATATCGTTCTCGGAAAACACATCCGGTTGGTACCGAGCAACAAAACGAGCGACGGGTGGATCGTTCATGAGTGCGGGTTCATTTGCGTACGAGTCACGCAGCTTCGTGAGATTGGTTCGTATCGTTGCCATCAGCTTCACAGCCTCCTCCTTGTTAGGTAAGTTCTGCATCGCGTACTCATGTCCGTCCGGACCCGTCAAGCGCGTCGTGTTGGTGGGTCCCATAAGCTGGGAGACGATCGCGACTCCGACTACGACAGCAGCAACGGACAACATTATGTATCACTGCGAGTTTAAGCCGTGAGCCCGTCCAGTGCCCGGTTGGCGCGGAAAGGGTCCGGGTCGATCGTCGTCTGCAAGAACGGTCCCACCTTCGACTGCGGGTTCGGCGTCTCCGAACGGATGTCGTAGGTCGGGTTCCGGTTCGTCTGCGAGATACCGATCACGTTGATGTTCGCGTGGTATCCGGCTTGGAGGAAGTTCTGACCATCCATGTCGCTCTTGCCAACCGGGTTGACCGCCGCCCACGACGCGCCCATCTCGCCCTTCGGCAGGAGCTCAGACGAAGACAAAACGTTGTGAGAGTACGTCTGCTGAGACGACGGCGTGCGTCCCTGCATGTCACCCGCCGCGGCTGCATTGCCCCCTACAGCCGACGTAGCCACGGAAAGGGGACCCTGGTCCGCCAGGGGAGCCATGCCGCCCGTGCCGCCCAGCTCCGACGCCTTGTCTAACACCGCCGTCTTAGCCCCGGAGTAGGATGTGAAAAGAGAATATACAACCACGACACCCACAAGGACCGCTCCAAGACGAACTATCTTTTGAGAGGAGAGCTTCATACTTTATTCATCTCGTCAGACAAATTCTCGGGCGGAAACAGAAGATTGACCAGTTGCTCACGTCGGAGGGTCCAGAATCCACGGATACCCTTGCGCTTCGCTTCCTCGCGAAGCTCTCCAATTGTCATCTTTTCGATGATGAATGACTTCGGGAGCTCTGGGAGAACGAGTAGTTGAATGAGCTGCGCACGCTTGAGGATGTAGTACTGCTTGATACGACGCTGCTTAGCCAGTTGCTTGAGTTCGACGAGTGACAGTGAGTCCATACTGCTGTCTCCATCCCTCTCGCATCCGGAATCCGTTTTTTTCCGGGCTTCAAGTAATGAACCGTACACCCGTCGTCCTTGCCTTTTTCATCGCTGCTGCTGTTGTCGGATTGGCGCTCCGTTACACAGACATGAGTGGAGGTGTCGAGACCTTCAAGCTGCCGAGTGACAAGATGGCGCCTCTGGATTCTCAGACGCCTCCCGGCATTTCGCCATTCAATGGCACTAGCCCCATCCTGGGTAGCGAAGCGAAACCCGTCCCCGAGTTACCGTATGACGTAGCCGACGACAATGCGATCGGACAGTTCATGCACAATAAGGTGGGACCCGAGTGCTGTCCCTCTCCCTTCTCTTCGGACTCAGGGTGCATCTGTTTGACATCGAATGATGTGAAGGGCTTCGCGTCCCGCTTTGGAAATAACGCTCATATGTAAAGACAATGGATCACCTCCGCAGTTTCATCCAGTACTTGAAGTCGAAGAACCCTAGTTTGCCCTTTCCGCGTGCGTCGGACGAAGTGTACACTCGTCTGACGGACACCTTGACGCCGCATGCTGCGAAGGTCATGCACAAAGACAGTACCCTGTTTCGAGGAGAGGGTGCGCCTCAGCCTTTTGAGGGGATCGACATCCGCACCGTATGGGACAATTCTCCGGATGCCTGGAAGCACCTTCACATGGCGATGATCTTCTCCTTTCTTCGCGGCGACCCGAAGGAGAAGGTTGCGCAGGTCATGGAAGCGATGAAGCACGTATTACCCGAGACTCACCGTGATACGGATGAGATCTTGAAGACTCTCGGTACAGAGGAGACGTCGTCCGCCCTGGTGGAAATCTTTGAGCTGCTGTTGAAGACCCGTCTCGTGACGATCGTTGGCGACATCGCGGCGTCGATTGACTTGAAGGAGATTGGGATTGACTTTGACAGCCCCGAGGAGATCTTGGAAGCCGTTCAGCACCCCGAGCGTAGTCAAGCCATCAAGCAGATCATGGAACAGGTCAAGTCCATGCTGGAAGACCGCATGAAGACAGGGAAGATCAACCAGCAGGAGCTGATTCGGGAGATTGAGATGCTCAAAGCGAAGTTCCAGTCTAGCTTTGGAAAGTACATGAACGAGATGGTTGGAATTGGTCGCGAACAGGCGGCTACGGGAAACACGGCTGACCAGATCATGTCGAATTCCCCCGAGGCTCGTCGAGCTCGTATGCAGGCTCGTCTCCAGCGTAAACTGCGCGAAAAAAGCCGTAGGTGAAGATAAGAGAGCGCTGCTATGACGTTCTGGTTTTCCGATCCGACGATTCTGTTTCGCGCCGACACATGGTTCGCATTCGTGCCAACCGCAGGGATGTCGGTGGATGACTCACTGAATGCGGTTGTTCGTTTCACTGTCTACCTGAGCGTGTTGTTGTTTCTGTGCTCGATGGAGACAAAGTACTTCGTCTATGTCCCCGTCGTGATGGCAATTACAGTTGCTTTACACCAGCTGTATCCGCGCACGAAGACCATGGCTGAGCCCTTCCGCATGGGAACGGCTGTGAGTTCATTCCTAGGCGAAGATACGACGAAACCTACGCAGAATAACCCGTTCATGAATCCGACCCTCATTGACATTAACGAAAACCCGAGGCGTCCTCCCGCAGCAGATGCTACCGACAAGACGATCCGTGATGAAGTGAATAAGCAGTTCGCACAGACGTCGAATCTGTACATGGACACTACGGACGTCTTCCAACAGGTCACGGCTCAGCGTAACTTCTACACCGTACCCGCGGACGACCACGCCGGATTGCTCGCGTTTCTGGGTAAGGGCGCCAACTCAGGAAAGCTTCTGAGTGAGGGGTATGCGGTGACAAAGGGATCCACCTCAGACCCGACGACGAGTAGCGTGACGGCTCCGCCGGCGGGTACTGTTCCGGTTGACGGTGCGTAATCCGAGCTTCTTCGCCAGGATATCCGCAGACTCCTGCTGACCCGTAACAACACGCTCACGACCACGGCGCGGTAGAAACTTCATCGTCGGAAACCCACTCACGTTGTCTTCGGGCTTGACCGAAGCGGATTCAATCTCGGTTGCCGGAATATGAACGTACTTGCGCTTTAACTCATCCCATTTCGGTTTGTTCGCTTCGCAATGCGAACACCCAATCATGTAGAACAGTACCATGACTGGACGGTGTTTGAGAGCCTCTCGCCCACCGCCTGCGACATTCTGGTCTATAACCACTTTACCATAGTCGTCTCTCACGTAACGAGGGCGAGCGCCGAGTTTGGACATCTATTTATATCACCCACTAGAAAATGGCATGCCTGGATGAGTTGAATCAAGCGCCCGACCAGACATGGGTCGGCATCTCGCGCGCGGGCGGAATGCAAAAGTTCGAGACGCTAGGTGATTTCACCAAGTACCAGGAGTCGCTGGGTTGTCGTCCGATTCGTCCGGCGCCGTATGTGAAGTCGGTGGCGGGTCAGAACACGACACCGACCGGATTCCTCGAGTTCAAGCCTCGCGATTCGGCGACGCAAGCGAGGTTCGATGCCATGTCCGACCACTGGGAGGGCGTGAATGCTTCGGAAGCCGCCGTCAAACAGGGAAAGTTCAAGGAAGATTCGGCTGAGCCGGTTGCGGTTCGGGAGAAGAAGTCGGTTCCGTTACAACCACTGCCACCGAAGCAGACAAACGATCTCTGCTCAGTACAATGATAGCAGGTGTATTGCTTCTTTTACTGATACTGTATCTCGTATTCGCACGAGAGCGCTACATTGACCCTGACCAGAAAGTCCAACCACCGTGTTCGTGCCCTGCAATCGGCGTATGTCCGTCCGCATGTCAGGCATGGGAGAGCAAAGTCGAAGCCATTGCGCCATCAGGAGCGTCTGCGGCTGACTACATTTCTGTAGCGTCCGCATTCTATACGACAGTCTATACACCCGCCGCCTCACGTCCCACGGAAGCGCAAGTCGATACCTTCCTCGCATCGTCGGCTGGAACGGTGTCGGGCGTCGACCGGTCCAGTATGAAGCAGCTCATCATGACTGGATTCCACATTACCGCAAGTGGAACGGCTGCACAGCGGGAAGCGAAGAGTTCAGACTTCACGCCAAGTCAGTCTAATCTAGCTCCGGACATGGGGCGCGACGAGCTTCGTACGCGAGCCGAAGATAAGTACACGCCGGCTGTTCCTGTAACGAATACGCAGTTCTCCGAGGGAGCATACGCACCCGTCACGCAGACGACACCGCTTGCGCCTGGGGATTGGGACGACCCGAATGTGCGGTGGAAGGGTCCACGACCGGCGTCGGTATGCCCGTGCGCCGAAAACATCATGTGACATACTGGTAATGAAGACGTGGATTCTTCTAGCTGCACTGGGACTGCTGCTTTGGTATGTGTTCTCATACCGTGAACACTTAACGGAACCGCCGGCGCCGAAGTGCCCAACAGGCGCAACGATTGTCGGGATCAACTGCGTCGATTCGTCGGGCACACTCTCGTCGCCATGCCCGTCGGGGTTCTCCTATTCGGACAACAAGTGCGTCTCCGTCACGTCTGAATCGATTGACACTGAGGCGGATGGACCCGCTAAGACATGTAACAAATACTGGACAGCTGCGATTGCGAGTTGGGCAACCGCCTCGCCGGCTGCGTCCCCCTATACTCCGGCATGCATCGGGTATGCGCCGTCCTGGGTACCCACTTTGATTGTGTCGAATACGCTCTTGAATGCCGATAACACGCCAACGCAGACTACAATCACCCAGTCCGTCGCTGAGGTGGCAAAGAAGGCTTCGTATTCGAATGAACAAGCGGTTTCGAGTTCGTATGCGAAGAATTCTGGGTACGCAGACCTTCTCAACGCCGCCAAGGATGCTGACAATGGCGCGCTTCCACCCCCAGTCAACGAAACGCAGGCACCGACAGATGTACCGGCTCGTTCGACGACAGGTCCGGTGTTTGGCGATAACGGTCCCTTCTCAGGACAACCGGGTACCGGACAAGGAACGGGAGCAAGTGCAGCCGCCGCCATGAAGGGTAGCGTGTACAGCCCGCCGCCGGGACAAACCGCGTCGGTCAAGGGTCCATCGTGGGGCGGACTGGGAACACCGTCCGCTTCGTCGTCTAGTGCAGCGTCTTCTGCGCCGGCTCCGCTGATGTACGGACCCAATACCGCAGCTCGCCAGCAGCCGAATAGCCAGAACACGTCTGCGCTGCCGCCAACCCCGGGCACTCATGAAATGGAGCTTGCACCGTACATGCAGGCAATCACCTACTCACTTGCGAACGGCTCCCAAAAAACGGATCCCGTTCCGTATTTAACAGATTTCTCTACGTTCCAAAGGTAAGATGAGTTTCGGACTTCGTAACCAGCGTGGATCCTGTTGGGTCAATGCAACTCTTCAAGCACTCTTCCGTATTCCTGACGTTCAGACGCGGTACACAGCCGAAGCCGCATCCGATACGCCTGTCGACACGAGTCTTCAAGAAATCTGGGTAAGTAAGGGCGACGAAGGATTGAAGTCCTTCTACGAGTGTGTCAAGACGGCTGTCATGCCAGCCGGCGATGGAATCGGGGATTCGCACGAACTCTTCGAATTCCTCTGCGACAAGCTCCCGTATCTGGACAAGCTCTGTCGCTTCAAGGTTGGTCAGATGATCAAGTGTTCGTCGTGCGAGTACAAGGACATCAATTCGGACTCGCTCATTGAATTCTCCGTGACACCGACGAAGCGTAAGCAGAGCCTCACAGAGTGCGTAGCCGAATCTGTGACGCCTACAACGATTTCCGATTGGACATGCGAGAAGTGTTCAAAGAAGGGATGTACGAAGCAGCTACTGATGTCATCGTTTCCTCAGGTCTTTGTGTTTCACATGACCTCGATTCACACGTCCGTCTCGTATTCCACGATCCTGGTTCTGAACGGGCAGAAGTACGCTCTTCTCGCAGTCGTGTGCTTCAACGGCGGACATTGGTGGACCTATGGTCGCGAGATGCCTCCCGGTAAGGATTGGATCGAGTACGATGACCAGAGTGTTCGCAATCACGGACCCCAGCATTTCCCGCTGTCAGACAATATGCGATTGCTGTTCTATTATCGTCTTAATGAATAAGCAAAGATGGGGGGCGCTTTCTCTTCTCAACCGACATGTCCACCGGGTACAGCGTATACGCCTGGAAAGGACCCAAATACGAACCCCACATGTGTCGGAACGGGCGGGACATCCACGGTACCGACGTGTCCGAATGGAAGCAAGCTGACTCCGTTCGGATGTATGGCGCAAGGACCAACCGGTCCATCTCCACCCGCGGCTTCAAGTCCGTCGGGACCGTCAGGACCTGCGGCACCGCCAGGACCGTCGGGACCTGCGAGTCCGTCGGGACCTGCGAGTCCGTCGGGACCTGCTGCGCCTGCTGCGAGTCCGTCAGGACCGACCGGAGGTACGGGTTGGGCGTGGCCGCAAACAACTACGAACTGGAATCAGACCACTGTGCCAGCGGTGACTACGTCGACAACCACGACACCGTCGACGACAACTTCGACTCCAAACACGACGTTTGCAGTGAGTATAGCTGGACTCTTGATTCTCACATTTTTCATTCTTCTGTCGACGGGATCCGCTCTCGCAGTCGGAGTGTTGTTCACAGTTGTGGGCATGGGGGTGTTTCTTCTCAATCAATTCGGCATTGTGAACGCGTCGACGTTTATCAACACAACGACATCACCGAGTCAAGCAACCTCCTCTCTTACCGCGACCATGGTGGGTAGTGAAGTCTTTCACGTATCCGATAACCAGTTCACGTACGATGACGCTCCGGCTGTCTGCGCTGCGTATGGAGGGCAGCTCGCAACACTCGAACAAATCATTGATGCGTACAATCACGGTGCGGAATGGTGTGGATACGGTTGGTCCGCAGGTGGCATGGCACTGTATCCGACGCAGAAGAGCACATGGGATGCGCTCCAAGGCGAAGTGAACCATGCAAAGAAGACAGCCTGCGGACGTCCAGGTGTGAATGGCGGATACTTTGACCCGATGTCCAAGTTCGGCGTGAACTGCTACGGAATCAAACCGCAAGGAAACATCCAGCTTCCCGCTCCACTCCCCGGAACGGATAAGTCTGCGTTTGACAGTGCAGTGGCTGGGTTCCGGGGGGTCATCAAGTCGTTCAATCTCGATCCGTATTCGCGCACAACCTGGTCCGCGTCTCCGGCTATCCCGATTCCGCTCCGAAAGGAAGGGTTCGGCAATGTGCCTGATATGGAAGTCATGCCCGGACACACGACTGCAACTACCGCATCCTCGGTAGCTTCTCCGTACGGTCTGATCGGAGCGCCTGGACCTACGGGACCGGCTGGACACGACGGCGCTCCTGGACCGGTTGGACCGGCTGGCGCGCGCGGACCGCCTGCCCCGGCTGTGATGCCCGCAATCTCCTCGGCGGTTGGGCTGCGACCGCCTGCCCTGGCTGGAACGCCCACAACGTCCTCGATGGCTGGACTACAAGGACCGCTTGGAGCCTCTCGTTCGCCCACGAACCACTGGGGCATGACGCCGGTTTAAAACAGGTCATACGGGTACTTTCCGAAAAATCGGAGCATATGAGGAACATCGCCTGGGTCGCGATCGTAGGATAGGTCTCCTCCCTTGTAACACAGGTACGGCATGAGCGGGATTCGGTGAGGGTAATCCGCGGGGCATGGCTTATAGCACATGCCGTCGACGCGTTCAGTATGTTTGTCGGTGCCAACTTCCGCAATGTCCGCACAGGTCTTGTCGCCCTTTGCATTCGCTTCCACGGCTGTCTCCATTTTTCCAGTTCGTTTATCGTACGTAGGGTCTGGCTTGTCGTGCGCCTTCTTCCACTTCTTGTACTCGCCGTCGAAGTCACTTCCGAAATCTTGGGGTCCTGGACACACGCCACCGTGGTCCAGGCGTCCAACCGTTTCAACGCATCCTGTCCACCAATGCCCAATCAAGTCAGTTCCCCATTCAACACAGTGGTTCTTCCAGCGACTGCATGTCAGTCCGAGATTTGTCCAGTCGCCCTGACCGTCCGTATTGTCCGGACACGGTTCGAGTCCAATCACAGTACCCACACCAACACTCATAGAATCCGCATAGCATCGCTGTCCAACACCGTGGTATCCCGGTTTACAGTTGTTATAGCACAACCCGCCTTCCAATGACGTCTTTTGACCCACGCAGGTATTGGGCGCCGTGGTGAAGATTTCGTACCCGAAGATTGTGAGCGGACTGAAATAGAATGCCATCATCATGACGAGTAGAAACGCGACGATGTACACAATAAGGATCGCCCACAGCATCGGACCGGGCATCCAATGGAGTGCGTCGCCGAAGAAGATGACCAGTGTCGCAAAACTGATGAGGAAGAAGAAGAGCAGCGAGATCTTGAACAACGAGGACATCGTACCACGGACTGGCTCCCATACCTCGGTCGGGAATAGGTAGCTCCACACAGCAGACCATCCGTCGCTGGACATTGTTTCTCATCAAGAAAACAATGGATATCGTACAGCCGGTTCTGAATGTGTTCAACAAGGAGCAGTCAAAACAGACGATGACAGTGCCCCCCACGTCAGGTTCCGAGGTGAATCGCTTTACGTGGCTCGTCTTTCGCCCGCAGTCGTATGCGATGAAACCGTTCGAGTCTGATACGTCTGCCCGTCAGGAGCGCTATGTGAACAGCCCGCAAGCATTTGCTAAATAAACTCCGACCAGAACGTAAAGATGGACGTGGTTCTTCTTATGGGACTGGCGGCTCTTGGATATGCGATGGCTGTACCGAAGAAACGACACAGCAACCAAGACGATGAACCTACAAAGGAAGCTCTGTACGTTCCCGACGGCGAGGACGAGGTTGCGGTCATTCAGGCTGCGAATGGACACAGTAACATGGTACCGTTCTTTGGCGCAAACCAGACGCAAACCGTGTACTCGGATGGTCATGAGAGCATACTCGACAAGTACACGGGTCTCGGACCAAATACGTTCTTTCGTAAGGAAGAAGCCGGTGCGTTTTTCGAGCCCGAAGCGGGTCGCGGACGTCCCTGGAAGACTCACGTCGAGACGGACTGGGAGCAATCGCGTCAGGTGACGAGCATGGCAACCAAGAACGTGTTCCCGATTGAGCGAGTGAATGTAGGACCCGGCGTGAATGACGGATATACGAACTTGCCGAGCGGCGGTTTCAACCAGGGTCTTGAATCGCGCGAATACCAGCTGCCGAAGACGACAGATGAGACTCGTGTCGTAACGAAGCCTAAGCTGACCTACAAGCAAGATCCTGTACCGGGCGCTCGCGCAGTGTCGGAGATGGGTCTCCAAGCGCCTGTCAAGAAGAACAAGCCCGACCGTTTCCAGATCTTACAGAAGGAAGACGGTTCTCTGCCCCACTTGAACACGACGCCGGGTCAGCAGATGGGGTCTGCGATTTACCCCGATTTCATCATGAAAACCCAGAACCGCCCCGAGACAGCAACCGTCTTCATGGGTGGTATTGGCAAGAGCACGAGCGGATACTCGTCGTACATCCGATCATTCACGGAACCTTACCAGCAATTCATGAAGCTCACGACCGAGGGACGTCCCGCGCCGGGCGGACCGGTTGGAGGTATGACGATCCAGTCTGGACCCGACGCCTACACGGTTCAGACGCATCGCGACGAGTCGATGTTCAACAACACGCGCGGATTCGAGACGCCGCTCCTCAACATTGGCGGACAGGCTCCTCAGGCTGGGTTACAGGGGTCTGTCAAGTACGACGAGCCGGTTGGACAGAATGTTCAGATCGAACGCGTTACCGTGCCTGGGCTGCTGGACGCGTTCAAGAGCAACCCGTATACACACAGCTTACAGTCATCTGCGTAATGGATTTGACACTACTGCGATATGGTGAGACACAGCTCACCATTTGTCTTCACCAATCCTCTCGTCGAGAGATGCATGATGTTGTACGAGCCGTTGCGGTTCACCCGACGCGCATTCACATCTGTCCATGCGTGACGGACGTCTGGGTTCGGTCAGCCTTGTCGTTTCTTCGTGTGATTTGGATTCCGAGCCTGGAACAATGCAAGTCGCGGAATCAGCTCTCTACGCACGATATTCTGAGCTCGCTCAATCCACCTCCTGGATTTTCAGCCTCTGCGTCCTTTTCGTCGCCCTCGGATGCTTTGGTTGGTTCCTCCAAGTCCAATACGAACTGAACAAGGACAAACCACAAGAAAAGCGAATCCCGTTTACACCCACTGTCTGGTACTCGGCTACACGAAAGGTTCGCAATGAAGAGTATGCAAGCCAACTCCAGCCTTTTGAAATTGAAACTCGATATGGTCTATCGGGATCTCACGATGGAGGTAGCCCAGCCGAAATTCACGGAACTGACTACGTTAGCGCCACCGAAGATCGAAGTGCCTGAGCCACCGCCCGCGGCGCCAGAACAGGGACCTGTCGAAGCCGTTGTGGCTGCGATTTCGGCTGCGGTTGCGCCGAAGGCTAAACGCAAGAAGTTGGTGACTACTAAGTAAGAGGTTATGTCCTTTCCAACCACCTACTACAAATACGAGCCGTTCAGTTACACCTTCACAGGTGGATCGAACTTCTCGTTCTCCGGGTCAAGCCTCGTGACTGGATTCTGTTCGATCGGTGCTGGTTCGAATAGCGTAGTCTTCGCATCGACAGTCGGGTTTCAGGGCACAGGGTCTGCGGACGGCGAACCCCTGTTCATCACGTCATCCGCAGGTACGACCGGATACACGCTCTTCATCAATCCAGCTCGGTTTCAGGGGTTCCCAACCTCGATTGTCGGATACTTGAACGAGTACCCGTCCATCTCGAACGCATTGACGCCTCCGTCGGGATTACCTTCGCCGCTAACAACTATCTACACGGTCCCCACGCTGCCGTATGGACTAGCTATCTCAACGTACCCGGGATTCTCCTTGGTTGGAACTCCGACGCTCACCTCAGTGACGAGTAATTACCTCATCATTGGAACCAACTCGTCGAATCAAACCGTGACAGCGTCGACTTCGATTGGAGTCTCAGGCGAGCGCGTCGTGTTGAGCGCATCGAATGTTGCATTGAATCTGACAATCGGAACTCCCATTACGGTGAGCAACGTGACCATCGAAAAGTGTTCAGCACTCGCATCGAGTTTCCAGTTCTCCTGCAGTTCTCTGCCCAGTGGGTTGAGTTTTAACCAGCTTCCAACACCGCCCGTCGTGATTGGTCAACCGTTGCCCATTTCGAACGGATTCTACATCTCCGGGACGCCAACAACAACGAACTTAACAAGCAATTCCCCCCGAGTGGTGACTACGACAGTGACTGCGAAGGTAGTGGGGGCTGCGGCTACGTCAACTTCAACTACGTATACCTTCACCTATCAGCCCGCGATTCTCTTTTCGAACGTAAACTACTCTTCGAACATCTACCTGGGTATACCCATCACACCGTTCCAGATGAGTGCGTTCATCGCGTTCAGTGGAAGCGGTTCGGTGACATACAGTTCATCGAACCTTCCACCCGGATTGTTGATTTCCTCATCGGGATTGGTGACAGGTACTCCGACGGTGAATGGCTCAACCTCCTCAGTGATCACTGCGAATTCGTCCACCTTGTCAGGGTCAACGACACTTCCCTTCAAAGTGTCATCGAACACAGTGACTGTCACATGCAGCAACGCCCCTCCGCTTTCGTACATCGTGGGACGCCCAATTACTCCGGTGACATTCATTGCAACGAGCGCAGGGTATTCGTCAGGTGGATGGCTGAAAACGTACGCGTTCAGTAACCTTCCGAGCGGTCTACAGTCGACGGCTACTACCAGTGGTACCATCACCCTGTATGGAACGCCACTGAGTGTGTCCGCATCTACACTTCGTTTGACTGTCACGTCCGTAGAGGGTGCGTCTGGGTCCGTATCCGTTCCGTATGCAGTCATTGCGGATATCTTTTCGTTCAGCACGCGAGGAATGGTTCCCTTTCTGTTTCAGGAAAACGTGTCCGTTGGCTCAATACCGTTCTTCGCGTCCACTGTCAGCGGAACTGCGGTTACATACTTTACGTGCCCGAACCTCCCCCAGGGTCTCACGATGACAGCCATAGGGGAACTGCAAGGTACTCCGGTTACGAACGGTTCTGGGTTTCTGAACGTGACCGCTACAAACGGATACACGACACAGTCCTGCTCGCCGCTACAATTCCCGTATACGATTCTGCCTGACCAAATCCACGTGACAACGACTGCATCGACAGCCTTAGTCCCCGGGCAGTTCGTTTCGATTCCGCTTAGTGCATCCACGCTCAGTGGACTCGCGGTCACGTCCTTTTCGTCACTGTCGTTCTTGTACGGACTTTCCTTCTCGAACACTACATTGAAGGGCACATTCGGACCCGGCGTGATTTTACCCGAAGCGGACACGATCCAGATTGTTGGGTCAAACGCGATCGGAGGTACCGCAACGACGCAGATTGAAGTGGTACCAAAGAATCCGCCCACTGTCTCGCGGTATACTGTGCTCTCGAATGCGGGAACATACACCGTCTACTCTGCGACGACATTGGACACATACTCGCCAGCCGTCACAGTGTCTACACTATCCCCTACGTTCAGTTTCCAATCCAGTCCATCCGCGAGTCTTCTGCTAGATGGAACGCCGACGTATACAGTATTGCCCAGCGGTACAAGGGCGGCAATTAGTTCAACCAACCTGCTTCAATGCACATACATGTCAAAATGGTACGTCCTTGCGAACGGGTCGATCGTGTATACCTCGCCTGACCTATCGGGTTGGACAACGTATGGAACCTTGACAGGTATTACAGGAATTCCAAGGTTTCTTAAAGGTGTGAGCCAAACCCTCTTCATTGGCGCGAATTCTCTTTACTCTGTGACTGTGCCAGGTACGACTGTGACAACCACGACTGTGAGCGCTCCGACGTCAATGGCTGCGTCGGCTTCCACGCTCGTCGTTACGTGCTCATCGAGCCCGATTCAGTACTCGACTACCATGGGTGTTTCATGGCTAACTGCGAATAATGCCTTTACGACGGGCGCGAACAGCGTCGTATACGGAGCCGGATGGTTGGCAGCTTCAACGACTAGCCTCAAATTCTGTGCGGATGACCCACCGGTGAATTGGGTGGATGTCCCATTACCAGTTGGCGCTACAATTGGACCGATACAGTACGATGGCACGTATTGGTGCGTGTTTCTGAATTCGAGCCAGGTGTATTATCATGACGCGAACACTGCAACGATGACAAATGCAGCCACCTGGACATCACTGCCGCTGAATACACCCAGCGGGACGTTGACGACGTTCCCTCCCCCACTGGTTTCAAGCGCGAATCCGACGTATCAGCTCTTGGTCGGAACAACCTTGACGGGACCTGTCTTTCTCTCGCCTACCGTCACGAACTATGCGTTGTCGCTCTTTGTTCCCATCACACCGATTCAGTTCTTGTCGGGAACGGGGACATCGTACTTCTTAGACACGACTACTCTTCCGCCGGGCATGATTTGGACGACGAACGTTCCGACGGATGTACCGGGACAGTATGTGGCTACACTCACGGGTCGGAGTATGCAAACGGGTACATTCGCAGCAACCGTATATGCTCAGTCGGATCTTGGAGCTTCGTCCATCACGCTGAGCTTTGTTGTCAATCAACTGTATGGAACCACGGAGCATTCAACGATCTCCGCGTACACAGCCTTCCAACGTGAAAAAGTACTTGCTGACGCCGCCGCCAGCTCTATAAATAACCACTCGCTCACTCCGCAAGTGGGACCGTTTTTGTTGCCGCGTCCTCCGGCGATTGAGACTGTACCTAGTCCTCAATGTCAGGCATCACCATGCCCTTGAACTCGTTCATGCCGAACATGCCCACGTAGACGTGGATGCCGTTGCGCATCTCGTACACGCGGTGGGACTTGATTCCGACATCGTAGGTGCGGAGGTGCCAGCTCACCTCGACCAGGTCCTCATCGTCCTCGTCCTCGGGTGGCACCGGAGCCGGAGCCGGAGCGGGAGGCGCGCCGCCACCGCCACCGCCACCGCCCGCATTCGAGCGAGGGGGGTCGATGAAATCGCGCATGTGGTCAATGAGTGCCTTCTCGGCGAAGACGTCGGGAGGGAGGCGGTTGACGAACGTCGTGAAGAGCCCGCGCAGGGTCTTCTCGTCCTCCTCGCCGTAATGGGTGTTCGCAGCGAGCTCTTCCAGCTTCTGCGTCTGCTGGCGGTTGAGCTTCTCGACATTGAGTGCCGGCGCCGCGGCGGGCGGCGTCACGGGCGATGGTGGGCTGGGCGGCGGAGACACCCGCCAGAGGGCGGCGATAATCTTGTCTGCGACGGCGGTGGAGAGGTCGAGGCGGGTGCAGGCATTCTGGATGGCGAGGTTGACGGTGGACTGCATTTTGACGGTTGGATTGGGGGGCTCTGGGTCTGACCGTGGAGTCACCGAATCCGTTTTCAGAAAACGAATGCGGGGTTGGCTCAGGGATTTAAAGAGCCCAACTGACAAGATGCCTCGTAACATGACTGGAGGCTCCGGTCACCGCTCTCAGCGCAACTCCGAATCCAACAAGACCAAGCAGAACAACAAGATCGGCGACAAGATGCTCGACGACCTCATGGACAACCCGCTCGGCGTCCAGCTAGACGGCGCCTTCGTCGGGCGCATTATGCGCCGCCTCGGTGACGGGCGTATGGAGATCTTCTACACAGTGAAGGAGACGATCGGCGGCAAGGAGCGCGTCGTGGACAAGCTGATTCAGGCGCCAATCCGCGGCGGCATGCGGGGTCGCGGCAAGAAGGACGTCTGGGTGGACGTGGGCAGCGTGGTTCTGTTCGAGGAGACGGGGCTCGGTGGCATGGCTCCGTACAGAATCCTGTCCGTGTTCACACCTGTTCAGATTGCGCGGTACAAGTCAATCGTGACAGACGCAGACCCGCGCCTCTTCGTGAAGGCGGGCACCACCGACGTCGAGGAGACGGGTGGCATTGAGTTCGACGAAGCTGACGATGAGGTCGACGTGGACGATATCTGAGGAGATTCGTGTCACAAACATATCCATTTTTAAGTTGGGATAGAGTAATGTCGCAAGGTCTAGCAGGTGTACAGGGTGCGATCGGACCGGTGGGTCCACAGGGCATTCAGGGAGCAACGGGGTATACTGGATATACCGGATATACGGGTATCACTGGACCGATAGGTCCACAAGGCATTCAGGGAATTCCCGGATACGCAGTGTACACGGGTGCAACTGGTACTACGGGTCCCACCGGTCCGACCGGATACACGGGAAATACGGGCATGACTGGACCTGCTGGTGTAGCCGCAAACACGGGATCGACTGGATACACCGGGTACACAGGTCCGACGGGTCCCACTGGAATGACAGGTCCTACTGGAATGACTGGACCGACGGGCATGACCGGTCCTACGGGCATGACCGGTCCTACGGGCATGACCGGTCCTACGGGCATGACCGGACCCACTGGAATAACTGGACACACGGGTATACAGGGAATCCAAGGGTATTCGTCGGGTAACCAGTATTACCTTCAAGCAGGCATCAACAGCAGTGTTAGCGGGTTCTACCTCCTCTCGCAGTCTCCCAATCCATCCAGTACATCCGCGTCGGGAGTTGTCTCCACAGCCGGTTTAGCGAATGTTCTCATGTCCTTTCTTACCGCACCTGGCGACCCGGCTGTGAACACGCTTACGAGCGGCACAATGACGTTCACTGCCTACGCCTATCAGTCCATCAACGTCGGGACAACCTATCTGCAAGCGTACATGTCGGTATATGACCAAACAGGCGCCACAAAGAAGTATACGTTCGGACCGTCCGATAATAGCCGTGCTATAACATCGGTCGATCTCAATAATCCCGATCAGCTCACCTGGAACTTCACATTCTCTCCTAGTCAAGCCATTCTGGTGTCGGACCGTCTTTGTTTCGAGCTGTGGGGATACAATAGCGCAGGATCTCGTACCATTACGGTGTGGGGCGGTGGTTCATCGCATTCGAGTCGCGTCATCACGACTCTAACGACACCGGGACCGACGGGATTCACGGGTACCACCGGCATGACCGGTCCCACTGGAATGACGGGTCCAACAGGAATGACCGGTCCCACCGGAATGACAGGTCCGACGGGAATGACCGGAATGACTGGAATAACCGGTCCAACAGGATACACGGGCAATACTGGATTCACGGGCAATACGGGACCTACCGGACCGACAGGACCGACAGGCTTCACGGGCAATACGGGACATACGGGTACACTCACAGGTCCAACAGGTCCGTCCGGACCGACGGGATACACGGGGAATACTGGATTCACGGGCAATACGGGACATACGGGTACACTCACAGGTCCAACCGGACCGACAGGATTCACAGGCAATACCGGAATGACTGGACGGACCGGTCCGACCGGAATGACAGGACCTACCGGAATCTACGGAACAGGTACGACGGGACCTACAGGCATGACTGGACCTACGGGTCCGACCGGAATGACGGGACCGACGGGATTCACGGGCAATACCGGATTCACGGGAAACACCGGACCCACCGGTCCGTCCGGACCGACGGGATTCACGGGCAATACCGGATTCACGGGGAACACCGGACCCACCGGTCCTACTGGACCATCTGGACCGACTGGATTCACGGGCAATACCGGATTCACGGGAAACACTGGACCCACCGGTCCGTCCGGACCGACTGGATACACGGGGAACACCGGATTCACGGGGAACACCGGACCCACCGGTCCTACTGGACCATCTGGACCGACTGGATACACGGGGAACACCGGATTCACGGGGAACACCGGACCCACCGGCATGACCGGTATCACTGGACCGCAGGGCGTTGTGAACGTAAGTGGATATACGGTTGCCAACCAGATCCTGACGACGTCCACGACTGCCTCGACGATTAACGCGAACCCGAACTTGACCTTCTCAGGCACTGCGATGAACGTGAATGCTGGACTTCAAGTATCGGGTGGCGCTGCGTTTATGCCCACTGGAGCTGCGGGGTCAGTTGTAAACGTAGTCGCAGGATTCACAGGAACTGTCGGGTCTGTCACGAACGGTGTAGGCGGAGGGTTCACAGGACCCGTGTCCTCCGCGAACGCACAAGTCTACAGCTTCCTGAGCGGCACTGGAACCTTCGTCGTACCCACGGGCGGCATCTTGGTGGATTACCTGATTGTGGGCGGTGGTGGTGGTGGCGGCAGCAGCATGAGCGGTGGTGGTGGAGCTGGTGGCTTGGTCTACACAAAGGGCGTCCAACTTCCGGCGGGAACGTATACATGGACAGTTGGAACAGGTGGGGCGGCCGGTGCGGCAGGAGGACTCAATCCTGGTACAACTGGTTCAAACTCCAGTCTTTCGAATTCTACATTTGGAAACGTAGTAGCACTCGGCGGCGGCGGCGGCGGTAATAATACTGGTGTGGCCACCTCATATCCTGGACTCGCAGGGGGGTCTGCTGGTGGAGCCGCGTACTCTGGACCATCTGGACTCGTTACAACCGCAACATCGGGAGCTGTTGGTCAGGGAAATGCAGGTGGTTCAATGCCGTCTGTGTCATGGTATACTTCAGCCGGCGGCGGCGGTGCGGGTGCGGCGGGCGGAACACCTACGCAGACCGTTGCGGGTGCGGGTGGAAATGGCTTGGCAATCTCTATTACGGGGTCGAATGTATATTATGCGGGCGGTGGTGCTGGCGGGAACTACTATCAAAATCTGGTCTCGCCCGGGGGGCTTGGAGGCGGGGGGAATGGAGGGGGGTCGGCGGGGGCGGGTTCTTCTTATACATTACCAACAGCCGCACTGGCAAATACAGGCGGCGGCGGCGGCGCGGGTGCCTATGCAGGTGCCGCACAAGCCGCAGGTACCGCAGGCGGTTCCGGTATCGTGATTGTTCGCTTCTACCCCACTCCATCTTCGCGTACACTGATTGGCGATGGATCCGGATACTCGATGGCTGTATCCGCTCAGTCCAATAGTGCGACCACGGACGTTGTCACGATCTCCGATCAGGGCAGCATGGTGGTAGGGAATGTGGTGAGCAATGCGGTGTTCTATTATTTGTATGGTATTGCTCGCGATACATCGAACAACCTCTATGCCACAGATAATAGGAGGATCCGGAAAATCAACGCAGCAAGGGGTATTGTTACTACACTTGCCGGAACCGGTCACCCTACTCAGGCAAGTATTGTGACAGGTAACGGAACAGGCGTTAACTTGCTCGGTGGAACCTCAATTGCCTACAATACATCATTGAATGTTCTATATTTTGCCAACGGTGCATCGATCGCAGGTATGGATTCGAATGGAAACATTACCACCTTCGTGGGAAGTGCTGCTACTGGAAGTGCCGACGGCTTCGGTGCCGCCGCGTCGTTTTCAGATATACGTGACCTGGTGCTCGATAACACGAATACCTACCTATATGTGAGCGATCTTGTCAATTATAAAATCCGACGAATCACGGTCGCTACATCGTATGTCGAAACGATGGTCTTGAATGGGACTGGGAATGCGGTCATAACGCAACCCGACGGTATCTGTTTTGACTCCAATTCAAACTGCCTATATCTTGCGAATTATGGAAAAGGGGTGATATGTAAAATTCCGCTTGCAGGAGGAAGCTTGACACAGACCCCTACCGTGCTCGCAGGTAGCGGAGGCGCCGACACCTATTCGGTCGACGGTATCGGAACAGCTGCAACTTTTACCCGCCCAGTTGGCGTATGTGTGGATTTAACTGGTACAAACGTGTACGTCTTAGACAGTGCATATGGTTTCGGCTCAAAGATTCGTAAGATTGTCGTTTCAACGGCGGTTGTTACAACAATTGCCGGTGGAAACACAGTTGGTTCCCTTGATGCGAATGGAACGTCTGCGCTTTTAGGCTACGCCTGTCGAACCGCATTGATTGATTCATTCGGTTCAAACCTGTATTTCACAGACAACACCAACAACAAAATCCGCAAACTCGATTTGGCGACCTGCAACGTCACGTCCTTCGCGGGAGCGAGTGCATCTGGGTTCTCCGACGGTCTTGCACTTCCCTCCACGTCCACACTGACGACCAACATCGGACTGAGCGTCGCAGGCGGTGCGTTATCACTCTCCTCGAACGTAATCGGAACAACTTCGCTGGTTTCGGGCTACACATCGAACACGCTTCAGAGCATTTCGGGTGTCTGGTCGAACAACTACGCACAGGGAGCAATTATCTACACGTTTTTGAGTGGCACCGGTGGATTCACGGTGCCTACAGGTGGAGTGATTGTGGATTACCTGATTGTGGGCGGCGGTGGTGCAGGTGCTTACGGTGCAGGTGGCGGCGGAGGTGCAGGCGGATTGGTCTATGCGAAGGGTGTTCAGTTGCCAGCCGGAAGCTATACGTGGACGGTTGGAGCAGGTGGCACCGCCGTCACTACGAACACAGTCGGTTCCAATGGTGTCGCATCTTCTATATCAAATAGCGTGTTCGGAAACATCGCCGCGTTGGGCGGAGGTGGCGGTGGATCTTACATTTCGGGATCCACGCAACCAGGCGCAAGCGGTGGTTCAGGCGGCGGTGCGGCCGCATGCAGTCTTGCAACGTCAGGTGGAGCGGCAGCTATCGGACAAGGAAATAACGGAGGTTCGACCGCAGTCGCTTCTGGAGGGACGGCGTCAGCGGGAGGCGGTGGAGCAGGTGGAGTGGGGGGTTCGACCACAGGAACATGGCCACCCGCACCTGGAGGAAACGGACTCGCGATTCCCATCACGGGTTCGAACGTATACTATGCGGGTGGAGGCGGCGGAATGCATCAGAATGCCTCGTATTCAACGACTGCTGGTGGATCGGGTGGTCTCGGAGGAGGAGGAGCAGGTAGTGGTAACGCTGCCTCACCGGTCGCCGTGTCGGGATCGGCCAACTCAGGAGGTGGTGGAGGTGGCACATCTGCCAACTCCATTGTCCCCGGTTCCGGCGGTTCCGGTATCGTGATCATTCGCGTCTACACCAATGCCGGGTCTCGTATACTCATCGGCGATGGATCTGGGTACTTGACCACCTTCTCGGCCCAGTCGAACGCAGTGACGACGGACGTCATGACAATCAGCGATCAAGGCAACGTGAGTATTGGGTTGAGCAATGCGGCGTTTAGTTCACTTGTAGGCGGCACGGCGTTCGATTCCTCATCGAATATGTATGTGGCAGATTTTGCTAATAATCGTATTCGGAAGATTACACCCGCTGGCGTGGTCTTGACAATCGTTGGTAACGGATTACAAGCCTCCACTGCGTCTGGCGTGGGCACGGCTGTATCCATCAATCAGCCATTTGGAATCACCTGCGATTCGCTCGGAAATGCGTATTTCACAGAATATGGTACTTCAAACGTTCGTAAGCTCGTATTGTCTACCAACACGGTATCTACGATCGGAACTGCGAGTGCCACGAATCAACGCAATTTACTTTTAATTGGAACTACGTTGTACTTCAGCGTTGGTGGTTCGGCTAACATCTCAAACATCTCAAACGCGACCACGACTCCATCTGCGGCCGCAGAGTGGGTGACAGCCGCGACACTCGTCGCTGCGGTACCAGGAGCGTCGCCGTATCAGATGGCATACGACGGGTCGACCTATATGTATCTGGCAGCGGGATATGCGATTCTCAGAATCACGGTGGCGAATGGAACCGTATCCCTATTCGCCGGTAGCAACGCATACGCAACAACAGACGGAACTGGAACGGCGGCAAGGTTCAATAACGTGACTGGCTTGTGCATTGATCCGACGAACACGATCTTATACGCATCAGAATACACCGCAAATGTGATTCGAAGGATTACCGTACCGGGTGCTGTAGTGACAACAATCGCAGGAACGGTAGGAACGGCCGGATACCTCGACGCAACAGGAACCAGAGCTATTTTCAATAACCCAAGCCAGTTAACACTCGACTCGACCGGCTCGAATCTGTACATCACCGACCAATCAGGAGCCAAAATCCGCAAACTCAACTTGGCGACCTGCAACGTCACAACCTATGCGGGAACCGGTGTTGCTGGGTTCGCGGATGGTAGTGTGCCGACGACGACGGTGGTGAATAACACGTTGCTTGTGAATTCAAACGTGGGCATCAACTGTAACGCACCATCATATGCGTTGGACGTGGGTGGAAATATGAAGGCACCGGGGTATTCCGTAAACTCTACGAGCAATGATCTGATAAACGGTGCCCCGTCGTATGGGATGGGTACTGCCAACTTCAACATTCTCGGATACACGGGCACGGGGACGACCCTCCCTTTACAGATTGCTCATTATTATGGTATCGCGTTCCAGGCAGGGGCGTCTGCCTGGAATGCTGGGGCTCCAACGTGCGTAATGGGCAACAGCAGAGTGGGTATCAACTGTAACGCACCCGCGTACACGTTGGACGTGAACGGAACATCTCATTTTACAGGGATTATGTCTATCAACACGACATCCAATTCCGACAATCTGACTATATATGGAAGCATGAACGTCTTCAATAACAACATCAACGGCGGTCTTATCACGTTATGCAACACATCAGCGAGTCCGGGTTTCACATACTTCTCCATGCACTCAAATACGAACTTCTATTGTGTAAATAACGGTGTTGGAGTCTATCTTGCAAAAAACGGGAGCAGTTGGACGACGAACTCCGATTCCCGTATGAAAACTGTGCTGTCCGACATAACCAATGCAACAGAAATGTTATCGACTATTACGCCCGTCTATTTCACGTACAACACAGACCCAGAAAAGAAACGTCGCGTTGGTGTGATCGCCCAGAATGTGTTGCCCGTGTTTCCGGAGCTTGTAGTTACAAACCCAGACCCAGCCGAGATGTTGGGTGTGGACTATACCAATTTTGCCGGACCCCTCATCGCAGCCGTCAAGGAGTTATCGGCCCGTCTGTCGAACGTTGAAGCACGGTTGAACGCGTCTTAAAAACAGGGAGATAAGTAATAGATGTCCGCACTCTCGACATACGTTCCAGGGGTGGGCGTGGTGACATGTGCGCCTAATATCGCAATCGGTCCCCCCGGTCCTGCGGGAGTGAAAGGGTCTACGGGTCCGACTGGAATCACAGGTCCAGAAGGTCCGAAGGGAATTCCGGGCACTGCGCTACAAACAGGTACGACTGGGTATACTGGATACACTGGAACCACGGGGCAAACGGGAACTACGGGTACCACGGGTCCAACCGGACAGACAGGCGCGACCGGTACCACGGGTCCGACTGGATTTAGCGTGACCGGGACCACAGGCACTACGGGACCCACAGGTGTGTCAACAGGTCCCACAGGTCCGACTGGACAAATCGGAACCCCGGGAACAGCTGCGAACACGGGACCGACTGGACCGACTGGACCCTCTGGATTCACAGGCGCCACAGGTCCCACGGGTCAAACTGGTCAGACCGGTTCTACCGGGTTCACAGGACCGGTGGCGTCAACGGGTCCCACGGGGTTGACTGGACCCACTGGCACAACAGGCGCCACGGGATGGTCTGTCACGGGTAACACGGGAACGATGGGACCCACAGGTCCGACGGGAATCCAAGGTCCTATTGGACCCGCAGGTCCACCTGGACAAATAGGCGATCGCGGATTTCCCGGTCCGACAGGAATGACAGGTCCCACTGGACCCACTGGCTCCTTCGCAACTGGAAATACGGGTCCAACCGGTCCAACAGGACCGACGGGTCTTATCGGCTCAACAGGTTTTACGGGGAATACGGGTCCAACGGGCACTACGGGTGTTATCGGCTCAACCGGTCCGACCGGAATGACAGGTCCTACCGGATTCTCGGGGAACACGGGATGTACGGGTATGACAGGTATCACTGGACCAAGTGGATACACGGGTACAACGGGCATGACGGGTCCAACCGGTATCACTGGACCTACGGGAACCACTGGACCTACGGGAACGACTGGACCTCTCGGACCGACGGCACCAACGGGAATGACCGGACCGTCTGGATTCACTGGATTCACTGGCTACCAGGGATGGCTGGGTCCAATTGGACCGATGGGACCTACCGGACCCACGGGACCCACTGGGTACCAGGGCACGCAGGGATTCATGGGACCGAGCGGGAAAACCGGCACAACTGGATACACGGGTCCTACCGGAACGAGTCTTCCCCTGACACTGTCGTTTGCATCGAATGTGGTCCCGGTGTTTAGCGCGAGAGCAGATGTCACATTGGCTCCGACCGTTACAGCGAACCGGATCATGACGCAAGGATGGACCATTTCCAACGTACAGTCTGGAACCTACTTGACAGGTTTCCGGTGGACAGCCGTGGGAAATGTGTGGACAGCCACTGCGACCCTAACGGGCTCTGCGGGAAGTAGCCCGGTACAGACGATTTACGTGTATTATTATTACCAATAAGAGTAACGATGTCATCATACTACCCGCGAGGTAGTATCTCCTACATAATCCCACTTGGACCCGATGTCCGACAGATACCGGGTGCAATTGGCGGAA